AAAAAGTGCTGACTAAGGTCTCTAAGGCTTTTGGGAAAAAGGCACCACTTTTATCGGTGTTGGAGCGCCGGAAAGCTCAACGGGCAAAGCGGAAGGGATAGCGTGTTTGTGCTGCAATACCTGTCCGGGTTTGGGCTTGATTACTACATCAGCGCAGACAGCAAAATAAGGCGACTTAGGGTGAAACTCAATCCCCTTGAGCTTCAGTTCACCGCAGTTCTTAAGTCTTGCAATTTCGTACTCTAATCTTCGCGTTTCTACGTTTTGCTGATGCAGTTTGATGTTGGCGTCAGCCATCGCTTTGCATCGTGCTTGTAGACCACCATCTAAGGGGATGGTCACCTGCATCGAAAGTCCGCCACTCCAGTTGTGCGAATCGCGTTGGTTCGTTCTCGTTGGCATCTCATATAGGACGGATCCAGGATTATCGAGAATCCCATTATCATCCCGATCAGAGAGGTCATATACAGGGTCGTCATAATAACTCTCAAACGGAAGCTGCCAAGATTTGGATCGATTGACATAAGGAGTGACAATTAATTGAGGGCCAGAGCAACGTATTCCGTTACCAAAATCATTGCTAAAATTAGAACTAGGCGCAATCATGGTGGCCATATTAGTCACTGACCCGCTTGAAGTGGCCGTAGGCGCTGCTGTAGCAGAAACACCACCAATGGTTTCTGCGTTTGCTGGAGCGGCTAGGACTGCTAGAAAAAATGCTATTGACTGAAGGTACTTATAGTGTCCGTTATTTGATTTATCTCCGTGGTGCGCTGGATTGTAGTTATGTTCGACAAACCTGGAGAAGAATAAGTTTCGAGAAGCTGAAACGCTCCACCAGGAGTGGTGATGTTCCACTTCGGCTTGTTGCTTACGTCGAGGGCTGACCATCCGTTGACCGTTGTAGTGCCTGGGGTAAGACTGGCTCCGTTTGCCGGACCAATGTTGGTGCCACTAACAGAATATTGCCAGCCCGTTTCGTAGGACTCGCTCACAATTGTTTCAGTAACGTTACTGGTTGTTTCTGTATGTGTGGTCATGGAGCCAGTTGAGAAATTGGGCACAACTGGCACAGCCTTTGCCGCTGGGGCAAACAGCAAAAGCAGCAACAGAAACCGCATCAGTCAATTTCCAAGGAAGTTACGAACTGTCCTATCGCCAATGTATTTGCCCCGCCGCCCACTACTGCAATAGCACCAGATGGGGAAACAGTACCGGCTAAGGTTCCAAGCGTTCCAGCGGCAGTGGATTGCAAGCTGCCGAAGTTTTGAACTGCTCCGGTAGTAGGGGCAGCGGTTGGAAGCGCATCGGCTTGTGTGTAGGACTGGCTAAAGCTAAACGCTGCACCAGGCGTGTCTTGAGTTGCAGCAATGGTTCCTGGGGCGTAAACGCCTGACGTGACAGCACCGGTCGAGAGGGTGTTTGCCGTTGTGCCGTCTGTTGTGTCAACACCTGAACCGCTAATGCTAAATGTGCTTCCAATGCGATCTGCCGTGGTCATCGCTCCACCAACCTGCAACTGAACAGAGCTTTGGATCTTATGCGTTAGATCAGCGTGCGCAGCTGGAGCCAAAGACAGCGCAATCACCAGAAGAGCAAACCGTT